CCATGGCCTGTTCGTAGGCCGCCAAGTCTTCGTCAGTAGCTGTTTCTGGAAGATCCAGAGGTTTTTCTAATCCTGCGGCAGCGGCCAGTGTTTCGCGGAACAGTTTTTCTTCTTGGTAGATAATGAGCTCTAAACAACGGCAGATACCGTATGTATAAATTGCATTTGCTTTTTTCTTGGCCGTGGCGGAAACGCGACCAAACAAAGACTTGTATTCGGTTGCAGTAACGCCAGCAGAAATAGAAAGTTCATCAACGCCGCCAAGAGCGGTGCGAATCTCTTCTCGATATTGACGGGCAAAACTATTTTGATCACCAGTAATAGCATCAGGAACAATGTAACCAACTCGGTCGTTCGGCTCCAGGTTTGCGATCACCCGTGGAACACGAAGCTGACCGTCTGTACCGCGATAAATAGGATCCGCCTTGAAGCGGGATTGACTCAAAGCACCCGCACCGGTAAAGCCAGAGTTAGCCGCAATAGAAGGACGCTGAACAACTGCTTCTCCACCAGACTCCATCAAGTCGGTCTTGGGACGAGAAGAAAGAAGGGTCGGATTGCCAAAAAACTGAATGTTCTTGCGCATGGTGCGAACCATGTCATCATGCGTGCAAATGTGATTTGCTAACGCATCAAATTCGCCAGTGCCTTCTGTGGAAAACCCGCGAACGTTGTTAAAAATTTCAACGCAAGGAATGAATCCAAGCGTGTTTTTAAACGTTTTAGTTTTACCGGGGACTGCTTGGTAATTTGTTTCGAAAGAAATTTCGCCTTCTGAGTGCGTTTCTTCGATAGTTTTACGTTTAATCGAAAGCCTGATGTACCGTTTTGCTCCGCCTTGACCCATGCCAATTGGGCCACTGACATTGCTCATTTCAATGTCTTGCTGGAAGCCAAGGCCACTACGAACTTTGTAGCTGTAGATGATCACGACTTCGTCGAGTTCACCGTCGATGTTGTAGTAACTTCTGTATTCGTGTTTACGGAAATAGTAAAGGCGATAGTTGGACTTGGTAGGACGAATGTAGAAAAGACCTTGGCCGTCACACAAGAAATAATCCCAGATTGAATCCAGGCGAATGTCTAAAGAGTTGTATTTGATTACGCGGTCAATAAAATCTTTGCGCTGATTGCCAAAGTTGTCTTGCGCAGGAAAAAACTCAACCCCCTGCCGAATGCCAAACATTCGCATTTGAGCAAGGTGGGCGGCAACAACGCCAGTGTCAATTAAAGCTCCCCCATCTTTGTCAAGATAGGAGTCAATAATTTCCCTAAGCCGAGCCTTGGCGTCTCCTGCAGCCATTAACTATTTTCCCCTTTATCTTTATTGATCTTAGCAGTCTTATAGGCTTTAGAGGCTCTTGCTGCTTTTCCAGCTTTTTTGGCGGTTTCCGTATTTGGAATAAATTGTTTACCCTCTTTACTACCTTCTCGTTTTTTGCGATCAGTCTCTTCACGCTCTTCTTTTGACAAAGAAGCCCATGCTTTCTCTGGAAGATAACGCTTTGTATATCCCTTTTGTATAGCCTTATCAACGACCATTATTTTGACTCCTTGTATTTTTGGGCAGCAGCTTTAGCTTTCTTACCTTTTTCGTACTGATCTTTGGTCATCCACTTTTCTTTTCCCCACTTTTCTAGGGATTTTTGTTTTTCTCCCTTACCACCACGGTACCCGCCACCAGCCTTTTCATACTCCTGGGCAAGGAGCTGAGCTTTGCGTGCAGACCATTGACCAGACTTTCCGCCTTTGTCTCCGGCCATGATGCGATCTTTGATTCGCTCACGAAGCTCAGGTTTGGAATATTTGCTATCGTCTTGGGCCATTACGAAACGTACTTATTAAAGCCAGCCACTACTCCAGCCTGTGGGAAAAATTGCTCCCGAAAATTTGCAGGGGGCGGAGTTCCCTGTTGAAGAAGTTTTGCTTTCTCTTCTTCCGTTAACTGACGGTTTGGTGCGCCGCCATAAGGTTGAGCAGGAATTCCTTCAGGAGTAGCCTGGCCAAGTTGCGGTCCTTCAAAGAAAGTTGCATTTGCCATGCCTGCCATGTTGCCCACAGCAGCGGGAAGATTACTGCTTCCAAAAGCCATGGGAAGCTGAGGACCAGAGCCTGGCATAATTCCACGTTTCATCAGCTCTTCATTGAGCTGTTTGTTTTGTTGCGTACCACCCTCATAGAGACGGCGCAACTGCTCACCCGAGCGCCCGCCCAATGGACCTGCACTGCGGTTGATGTCAAAGCTAGGACCACCTGCAACTAAATTCCCTGGTGCGCCAGGGACATTTACCATACCGCCGTAAAACATCGCACTATTTCTTTTTATTTATTCTACTCATCTATAACTTCGTAGCCCGCAGGGTCATTGACTTTCGTCAAAATAATTCCGTTGGCACGAACATCCCAATCAAGTACGTCGCCTTCTTGCCAGCCTAATTCTTCAAGAACTTCGTCGGGAAGCGTGATAAAAGGTTCGCCGTTTTCGTCTTCTTCAACTTCAAGAATGTAGCTCATTTTGACAAAAGCTTTTCCATAAGCTTATCAAGCTTATCGTTAATTTGCCGAAAGTTGTCGTGCATTTCTTTAATTTCTCTAAGAAAATCTACCTTTAAGACGTAATCCAAAGGCATGCGATTAACTTGATCTTCCAAAATGTCAATGCGACGTTTTTGAGAACCTATGTAATCAAAAGCTTGTTGAATGCGCTCTTGATGTCTGTCTAATATTTTATTTGCAACCCAAGTACCGCCTGTAATAGCAGATACAAGAGCTGTAATGCCGATGGCGACGTACTCTGGTCCCACAACAAAAAAGCTTTTTTTTAATTCTAAATTCAGTAATCAATATGCAGCTGGCCTTTCCTTGCCAATCCTGTAACAAGCCAGACGAGAGCGTCGACACAATCGTCGTGTCCGCTAACACCAAAGTTAGTTAGCTCTTCAAACATATTGGTAAAGTTACGGAAACGATTAAAAATAATTTTGCGATCTTCGAACATTCCCATGATGCCTCGGAATCGCGCCAGCTTGTCAGCGCGGAACCCCTTAACAGGATGCCAGATCAAGTTGTATAAGCCTTCGTTGTTTAAGCAAATGCGCTTGAAGTCTGCTTCCAGTGATGCTTGGTATTGAACGGCCTCACTCCAGATATCACAAGTCGAGTAAGTAGGAAAATAATGGTCATTATCGTCTTTACCGATAATAGACCAGTCGTTTAACAATTCCTTCAAAGCGTCAAGCTTTTCAAGGTTGCCCATGACTCGAAGCCTGCGGTAATCAATAATATGAATACGGTCTCCAATACGGCCACCAAGAATCATGACGGTGTAGTCATTCTTCTCTTTGGTGCCAGCAGACAGATCGACCCCTACCCCAAGCGTGTCAAATTCCGTCGCAATTTCCGCTTTAACAATTAGCTCTGGCGCCAAAGAAAGTTCGTTTTGACGAACAATTTGATTCATGTACTGAAACGAGAAGGCAATGGGTGCTTGCCTTTTCTTTTCTTTTAAATAATCCAGGGACCACATTTCAGGCCAATACGACTCTTCGTCTCCTGTTTTTGGATTAGTCAAAATTGCAGAAAGAACAATTTGAGTCCAATTATTTTGTTCGTTAAAAGTAGTGGCATGAATATCGTCGTGCCGGAAGCGAGTACCAAGGCAAATCGCTCGTGCCCCCTCAAACATCGTTGGCGCAATCACGGCATTCCAGTTTTCCTGCATCTGTTTGCGGATGTCGGGATTGGCAATATCCGCAGCAGATTTAATGGCGTCATCAATCATTACCAGGTGAGAACGCTTAGAGGTCACGGAACCTTTTAGACCTGCGGCACAGAGTGTAAATTGTTCATCACCAGTTGTGTCAATGCCAGCAAACTTGTGATCAATGGACCAGTACTCATTGCTGGTCACGTTTTTCATCAGACGGACACTGGGAAAAACTTCTTGGTATCGCTTGCTTTCAATAATGCGTTTAATAGTGGCTGACTTAGATCGTGCAATGTCAACCGTATAAGACAGGTAAAGAATCTGTAAAGGCAGTTTGGCTTGCGTGTGAATGCCAATGGCCCACGCGGTCAAGAGGCCAAGGACGGTGGATTTGGCTGAACCCCTGGGAGCCAACAAATCTACATTCGGTCCCGCAATTTTGATTAAACAACTGCTGTCCTCATGCGTTACAAAATGACGATGCCAATCTAAATGGTGTTGAGCAGGGGGTTTGTCGGCAACGTATTCACAAAAAAAGCCAAAATCTTCTCGTGCCCGTGCCAAAGATTCGGCGTTACGCGGAACTCTAATTTGCTGTTGACGCGCAGCAGCGCGAGCATTGCGCCGATAAGCAAGGTGCGTATAACTTGGCACGAAATAAATTAGCGTTCTATTTGAATGCTAACTTACTTTTTATTCTTTTGTTCTTGATACTTACGTGCCTTATCAAGAGCGGCTTTACGCTTCTCTTTATCCGACATCTCTGTGCCGTCTTCTTTTTTGGCTTCTTTCTTTTTAAAGTGCTCCAGAAGCTCAGGAGGCATTTTATTTTTTGCCATTACGATGCAAGTTTGTTGAGAGCAGTGGGTTGAGGCTGCGGGCCTTTAGGAGGGACGCCTTGAGACTTCGCGGCGTTAATTGCGCCTGAATATTTGCCAGCCATTTGTTGGCCCGGCATTTTCTTCCCTGCTCCCATTGCAGTTTGTTTGACTATAAATATTTTATAACAGAGATTATTCTTCCAGTTGCATTCGCGCCCAAACACTCATTGTTGCTTCTTCCAGGGGGATTTCAATCGGATCATCTTTAAAGATGAACATGATCTCACGAATAGCTCGATCAGCGCCAGCCATCAACAAGCCTTTGCGATCTTTGGTGTTAGTAAATTTCTCTACTTGATCAATATGACCGCGAATTTCTTTTTGCATGGAAGCAATTCTTGCAACCCCTGCATCTCGTTTGACAACTCCGTTTTCAACATCTTCACGAAGTTTTCGAACATCCTCCTGCATCTCATCAATTTCATACAGGAGTTTTTTGCGGTGATCCGGTTTTTTATAGTGGTCTTTAACCCAAAGATCGCACGCAGAAATAGTTCCCTTGTAACCAAGGAAACGAGAATAGAGATAAATTTCAATTACCGAGTAATTGTCTGCGGCAAATGCGCAGAATGACTCTTGAGTAGACGCATCGAGGTTGTCTACCCAAGAGTCAAAGAGCTCAATATCGATAAGCTCGTTGGGCCTGGGCGTAATCCCTTGCTTCGTCTGATTGTTTGAACTGCTGGCCCTGCTCGGCAGAAGTGCGTTGTTCTTCTGCACCTTTACCGATGGTTTCACGTTCTTGTTCACCAGCAGTCTCCATTTTTTTCTTAGAGAATTCGTACGCTACGCCAGCAGCTTCCCTGTATTTATCTAGGTCGAACCAATCGTCAACACTATATTCGTCGGAAGGAGTGGTGGTCATGGCGTATTAATGCTACAAGAAAAAATTAGAAATTGCTCATCATCGAAGCAAGACCTTGGGCAAAGATATCACGACGACCTTCGCCAGACTTTTGCTGTTGTTGCTTCATTTTGGACTGTTCAAGCTTATCCAAAAGTTGCTGGAAGGTGTTAATATCAAACCCGGCTGCCTGGCCAGTAGTGTCGTAGGTCATCTGTTTTTAGAAGAACTAAATTAATTATAACAAGTTAATCTCTAGCTGAAATTAAACGCACCAACTAAAGCAGTATACAAGCCGCCTTCTTGTTGAATCTTGGCGACTTCTTTGGCGCCTTCATTTTTTAACTTCTGGGTTTCTTTGTCAATTTCGCCTTGAAGATTAGTCAAGCCAGCACTATAAATATACTTTTTGGTTTCTTTAATTGCGTCAAGATTTGCTTCAATTTCACCAGCAGTTCCGGTAAATTCCGTTTGGAAAGTGGGAACCTGAACGCCGGTTTGTTGAGCGAGGTCTCCAACGTACTTGGGAAGAAAAGACTCTTGTAGTTTAAAGTTGTACCGCTTGGTGCCAGCCTCATCTTTTTGGCCTTTACCAAACATTGTCTCGTAATAATTATCAAGATAGCTCTTGTTGAACTTCTCTTGATATTCATCACTCAACTTAAGAGTTTCTTTTAGGTCACCAACAGACTTGTAGTAACCAGATTGGAATCCTTTTTGAGCTTTGGCAAGCTGTTCAGAAGTTGGGCCTTTGCCAAGTAATTCTTCATACGCAGTCTCAATCTGAGACTTTTGCTGGCCAGGTTGAATTTCTGTCAGATAGTAATCCGTAAGACCCTGTAGAGCACTCGGTTGGGGACCAATGTCGTACTTGGAAGCATAGTCTTGCAGTTCAGCTTGTGCTTCCTGATAAGACAAAAGACCGCTGGAAAGTTGTTTCTTTACAGTCTCTTTAAAAGGATCAAAGCCAAGCGTGGCAGCTTGTTTTTTAGCTGCCTCTTGTTCCTCTTTAATTCTCTTTTCTTCAGCCGCAGAAACATCAGCTTTTTGAAGCTGCTCAAGCTGATATTTTTTTAGTGCGTCGCCGTACGGATCTTTTGGTTGTTCGTACGAAACAGTAGTGCCACCGCCGCCCATTTTTTATCTCCTTAAGTGAAATCAGATGCGATAGGACCAAATAATCCACTATAGGCGCCACGGGCTTTTGCCTGCTCCAGGCGTGACTGGAACATAGCCGCTTGCCGCGCAGCATCCCTACCGAGTCCTGAAGTCATAAAAGAAGCTTGACGCCGCATATCTTCCTGTCGTCCGGCACGTTGCAGTGCGCCTAATTCTCCAAACTGAAATTTTTGTGCTTCTTTTTGACGTTCAAGTTCACGAGGGGCAGAAAAAAACTCCGCAAACTGAGCACCGAGTAATTCTTGCGCTCTCTTATTTGCGGCAGCGTTAACTTGTTGTTGAGCGGCAAAGTTAGCGCCTGCAACTTGCGCTCTGATAGCATCAGCTTGGGCTTGGGCAGCGCTTTGGCCACCAAAAA